TTCCCAGCCAGCAACAAGGTCCACTTCAACGAGTTCGCATTTGCCACTGCCAGCGGGTAGGTGAGCGATGATGCCAATGGTTTTGTCTGCGTTGTGTGGTGTGCGCTCAAAGGTGTCCACGTTGTAGATCGCGGAGTGTGCATAGACCGCGAGTTGCATAGCGATCTTGCCGATGCCGTAGTCAATGCTCCCTGTTTTCAGGTCGAAGATGACGCGCTGACCTGTGGGTAGGGTGCTGATTCGGTCTGGTGTGCCGGCGATTTTGTGTGAGTCCAGCACCGTCAATGTTTCAATCCACGTGTGCATGATGTCTTTGGTGGCGTCCAGGTACGCCTCAATGTCTGCTCGATGATCGGCGGGGATTGAGTCAACGCTGGCGCCGGCGTCCACAAGTTCGGTCATGCCGTGGATCGCGGTGCCAAGGTTCGCCGCACCAGAGCTGTTCGATGCTTCCAATGCATCCTTGACAATGCGATTCATTTCCTTTTTGTCGTCGCCTTGTGAGTGCACAAGGGCAAGCAGGTCTGATCGCGCGGCTAGGCCGAGGGCTACTTGTCGGCACTTCCATTGTTCAAGGTTGTAAGTGTCCTCAAGCGCACTGACGTAGGTGGTGGTGCGTGTGTATCCCACTGGCTTACCGCCGCCGAGTGGTGTGATTAGTGGGCGACCGTAGTGGTCCCTAGCGATGTCAGTCATTCGTATTGCCTTCCGTTGTTGTTGTCGTTGTTAATGAAGTACCAAGCCTCTTTGGCCATTGGCATGAAGTGCCACACTCGCGATTCTGGGCTGATGCGGTTGCGCAAGTACACGGCGAGCAGTTCAACTTTCCAACCGTCCTCGAAGTCCGCGTTGTAGGTTTCGCCTTCTGGCCATTGCGCGGTCATGCTGTGGCCCGCTCAAAGTTTGTGCCCATTTGTGTCCAGGGAATCTTGATGCCGGCTCGCATGATTGCTCGCTCAACACTGGCGACCTTGACGTTCATGGCCTTGGCAATGTGCTCAGGGCCGAGTCCACCTTCCCACAACCACATGGCTTCCTCCCCTGATCTTGGTAGTAGTGGTCGCTGTTGCTTCTTACCTGGCACGCGGGCGATGGGTACTGTCCCACCACGCACCGTGTAAAAGTCACGCTCTTTGATGGCATCAGTCAAACACTCATCACTGACAGGGCAACCAGCGCAGATGCTTCGAGCTGTGATCGTTTCGCGTAGTTGCTCGCGTTCGGTGTGCCTCTTCGGTACAAACGCGTCGGGGTCTGAGTATCCGGCGCACGCCGCGGAGTTGTGCCACGTCATCGCTTACCAGCCTTCCTGCGTTGTTGCTCGTCCTGTAGTGCGCTGACGTAGCCAGCGAAGTAGGCCATGCCTGATGATGCAACGACCATGAGCAGGATGGTGATGGTGTCCGCGGTCATGAGAAGTCCCCAAACACGTTGGCTTGTATCTTGCGCATGGCTTCGGCGTTCACGTCCATGAGTGCGGCTTGCACACTGAGGTTGCGGATGCGCTGGAGTTGGTAGTAAAGGTCGCTGGCTTGCTCATCGTTGAGGTGCACGATGTAGGGGTCATTGGTGCGGTGATCGATCATGACGATGGCTTGGTTGATGCCGTCGCCTTCGTCCAGGAGCTGTGAGACCGCGATGTTCCGCGGGTGGATGATGTAACTCATTGTTTCCTCCGATGGTTGTGCTGGGCTGACGTGATTGACCATAGACCTACCCTGTGACCGCGTGCAAGGACACTGAGGGATGTGTGCCTAACGGACGGCGTGTCGCGTGTTAGTGGCTCAGATCGCCTCCTGTGCCCTCTGAGGGCTGTTGCTGTGCCTGACTAGGCGTGGGCTGTAGGTGTGCGACACACTCAAGAAACTTTATTTGGCAGAAGTGTTGACAGGTGTGGGACACCCAGACTAGGTTTATCCCAACAGCCCAGACACAAGGAGCACACAATGACCGCCAAAGCCACTGCCCAGCAAATCCGCACCGAGCTGAAGACCGCATTCCCAGCACAACGCTTCAGCATCACCACCCACCGTGGCAGCGAATTTGACGCAATCTATGTCACCTGGATTGCTGGCCCAACTCGCTCAATCGTTGAACCAATCGCCAGCGCTTACGCCAGCGACAACACCTTCGTATTCTTCGACCACATCGCATCAGCCTAATCAACGCAAATACAAGGAGAAAACAATGAACACCACCATCGGCGACAAAGCAATCATCACTTACCTGCGCCAAGCGTTTGAGGACTGCGAGCAGATCGCTGAGGACAACCCCACGGACAAGAACGTGGCACGCTTACTCACCGCGCTGCACGACCAGTTTGATTTGTGGATACGTGACGACCAAGGCCACAAGGACCTCATCGGCCTGCTCAATGTGTGGCTCCACACGTGCGAGCTCGTGATCGTTCAGGATGAATCCTAAACACAACAATGGCCCCTCACCATGTCGGTGAGGGGCACTAAATTAGGGGAACATTATGCAGCTCGACTTGTATCAAACACCATCAATGCTCACTGGTCATGCCAGGCTCGTAGTCTGCCCGAACTGTGGCACCATTGTTTATGCACCATCAGGTTTTAGGAAGTCACGCAAGCCACTAGGTGACTGCCCTATGTGTGGCAAGAATAAGTGGAAGCAATGCGATACACCCAACGGACCGTTCCACCACGTTGACGAATGGGATGACAATGCCAGTGACCTATGAGTATCGATGTGGGTGCGAACACACCACGATCTTGCGCGTACCAGTTGAGCAACGTGACGAACAGCGAACGTGCTACACGTGCAAGGAATCATTAACACGTATTTACTCGGCGCCTGGTGTGTCGTTCAAGGGTGAAGGATGGGGAGGCAAGCCATGAAGTTTACGATCAGGACGCAGTGTGGTGAGTGTGAACGCCCGCGCCGCTTCGAGCTGGTAATGGGAACAATGTCGTCGTGGTATCAGTGCCCTAAGTGCGGCGAGTCATTTGGTGTTGAGATGTCAAAGACACCACCCATTAAGCGTGCAGGTAGGATTGCCTAATGGCGAATCAACCCAAAACCCCGCACCGTAGTGTTCGCCTCAACGATGACATTTGGGATGCGTTGCGTGAGATCGGTGAACAGACAGGGCTCAGTGTGAGTGAAGTGATGCGGCTTGCGCTCACTGACTTCATCATGAAGTCGCGCTAGTTACTGCCCCTCGTTGATGATCTGCCTGTAAACCTCGACGTAGCCGGCAAGGTCGTGAATGGAATCCGCGTGGTCAGGGGATTGAATCAGGCGTGCAACCTTGAGCAGGGCCATCATCATTGCGGCCTGCTCAGGCTTGATCTCGGTGCGCAGGTACGCGGACCACAGCTCGGCAATGCGCTGGTGATTGACCAGGGGCGAACCGTAAGCCGAGCCACGCACAGCCATTAGCCCAGCGATGTCAGCCTCAGGGACCAAGACTTCTGCTGGCCGGCCAATGATCGGGCCACCGTCACCCACATAGTCACTCATTGTCGTCGGCCAATGTGGGTGCGTGATACCTGGAGCCACACGCAATGCACTCCATGTCCAAAAAGTATTGTGCAATCTCGTTGTCGGCGAATGCGCAGATCACCCTGAACAATGGTGAGCCACACACACATTCGTGGGTGATCATCGGTCGATAGTCCACGGCCTCAGATAAATCAGGCACACAATCAATGATGTTTTTCATTTAGTCCCTCGCAAGTTGTTGGCGTAAACGGCTGCGTAGAACGCGCACAACACGGCCAATGCTGGTTGACCAATGCTGAGCGCGTAGATCACCCACGGTACCTCCATGATCAGACACCAACCCCAGCCAACGCGCGGATTACGTTTCACAAAATACAGCCCAGCGATACTGCCCGCGGCCAACAGAAACGACACCCACATCACGCTTCGTCCATCAGGTAGTCCAGCACGTCAGGGTTATCCCTGAGCATGGACAGCAGTGGGCCGGTGATTGCGGCGACCACGGTTTCCTCGTGCTCGTCATCGAGTGTGGGGTCCGAGCTGCGGATGCAGGCGTGCAGGATTTCGTGCAGGAGTGTGGCCCGCGCATAATCCTCATGCCTACCAGGGTCCACGGCGATGCTCATTGACTCCATGTCGCAGGCACCGCACGCATCCCCGTTGGGGTGATGCTTCAGGACTTCGTGCCGTGACCACTTGATTGACCAGGTGTAGGGGCTGATCTTGACTAGGCGTGGCCTGCTCATCGCACACCACGCATTGTGACGGCGTGCTTGCGCGTGCTCGCCCGTGACTGTGCACCACACGCATCGCAGGTGAATGAGGCGAACGCTGTGGACGCGGAACGGGTCACACCATTAGCGGTCAGGGATGTGCCACCACAACGGAAACAGGAGCGTGCCTGGTGAGTGAATAGGCCCATGTGTGGGTGGGACTTAATCCACGCACCCATGCGGTCATACAGGGCCTCAGTCAGGATGACGTCTTGCTTGTTGTATCGGCGCATTCGTGCCCACGCTTTGTCGTCCCCTGCTAGGCACGCAGTCCACAGGGCTTGACCTTCGTGGGCTAGTTTGCTACCCAAGCCGAGGGCCTGAGCCACGTAGTCAAGCTTGTTGCTAGGGAACTTGAACTGCCCACGCGCCACCTTGAGCAGATCAACGTTGTCAAACTTTGATGGTGGGCTCATCCCAGCCAGGACGAACTCACGTTGCAGGTGCTTCACATCGAAGCCTGGCCCGTTGTAGGTGACGAGGATGTCGCACTCATCGAGCATGGTCCACGCGGCCTTGATCATTTCCTCATGTGTGTTGTGGTGCTCACTGTAGAAGTGGACTTTCTTCTCGTCGTACCATTTGCCGGCGAAGCATAGGACTCTGCCTGGGTCAACGATCTGGTTGATGCTGTGGTTTTGATTCCATAATCCCCACGAGTGCACCAGCATTGGTGCGGTCTCAATGTCAAGGGTCAGGATGCGGGCACTCTTACTGGCCTTGTTCAACTCATCGGCAAGACTCATCGTGGGCACCGGCACGACCCGCGACGATGCCGGCGAACCGACTCACCACTGATTGACAGGTTCAGGTGATCACGCACAGCCAGTGCGATCTTGTCCCCACTCAATGTCCCCTCAATGGCGGACTCAAGTGCCATCAGGTCAGGGCCAGTGGCAAGGCTTAAAGCCCAGCGCACACCACACATTTGCCACGGCGGTTTGTTTGTATCGTCTCGCAGATCATCACGTAAAGACATACCAGTCCCACTCTCATCGAGCAATAGTCCTACTTGTAAATGAGCTTGTTGGCCTTCGTGTTAGCGAGAGCCTTGTAGGTCTTCGGCCCAACAACACCATCAGCGGGCCACAACAATGGTCGCACACGTTGAAAGGCTTTCACCTTGTTTTTGTCGGCAACACTCATCACACCAGTGACTTTTGTGCCTACACCACGCTGAACTACCTTGATGTGCTCGCCCGTGTCACGGACCTGAAACGCGGACTTGCCAGGGTAGGCAGGCAACGGCTTACGCACAGGCCTCACAGGGGCAGTGGCCAGCCACTTAGCCTTAGACTGTTCCGCAGCCACGGTCTGCAAAATGCTCACGTGCAGATGCGTTGTGTGAGGGCTGGCACCACTGTACGGTTCAGCCTTCCACCCATTGTTGCGCCTGTAAATCTTGCGATTGAAGATCACATAGTTACCAGCAGGGTGCTTAGCCACCGCGGCAATGATCACCTTCGGGTCAACACCTGGGTAAGTAATGTCAAAGGCGTTCACACTGTTGCGAGCGTTGGGGTTATGGTCACTGGCACGAGCCGAGTGCGACGTGTCACCCACGGTCCCATCGCTACCCTTGGGCCGGCGTGGCCAGCGAGCGTTAACCTCGTTGCGTAGTTGCACCAGTGATGGTGCAAGGTGCCATGCCATTACTCGCCCTCAATGGGGGCATCGTCTTGAACGCTGTCCAACTCGGGGACATCAACAGGGGCACCCACACCGTAGGAAGTATTGCCTGGGTCGATGGCTGCGACAATGGTGCGCAGTGTGGCTAGGACCGCTGCCGTGGCGGCAGCTGTGATCCACGTGGTGTCCCCACCCACGAGCGCGGTCACAGGCACAAGGCCAATGAACGTGACAATGAACGTAGTTAATGCTGAACGAACCCATGCAGGCATGAGTGATCCCTTCATCGATGTGATTAATTTGGTCGTGCAAGTTTGAGGCAGGCCAGGACACAATGAAGTGTCAAAGGGGGACCAGCCTTAACTGGCCTGCCGGTCAATGAGGCTGGTCAAGCCTTTTCTGTATCTCAATTTGTCGAACCTCAATGCGGTCCATGCGAGAAACGATCTCGTCAAGCAATTCGTCACGGCGAATACTCGCGGCGACCTGTGCTTTAAGTCGTGCATAAAGTTTGCCCACACCAGTGCCAACACTGATCAGCCCAACAATCAGGGCGACAACGAACGTCATCGCACCAGCCACGTTGTCGCTGGTCAACACAACACCAGCGACCAATGGTGAACCCGCGGCCAATGCCCCCACCACACTCATCATGATTGTCGCTTCCCCTCTATTATTCATGGTTTATGAAGCGATCCAATTAGCAGACAACGACGAGTGTGACTCACTGACACCAGCCAGGTTCAATGCGCCACCACTGTTTTGCCAAACAAAAGCATTGATGTAATCGTTGGCGGCAAAGGTTTGAATGAAACTGATGTTTGCGCCGCTGTGTGTCGCAGCAACAGGGGCAATAGCAAAAGGCTCGATCATGTCAGTGCCTGAACCCTCAGTGGTTGTGCCGTTTAATTCTATTTTGTGGTTACGCAAACCTGTCGCATTGTTTGCCCAGAAACAATTAAACGTGATCAGGTACGTACCAGCGGTTGTAAATGTGATGCGAGAGTTGGCGGTTACGTTGCTGTGCATTGTGTCCGTGTCGAAGGCTTCAGCGTCCCACGTCAAGCAAGCCCAGCCCGCGTTACCAATTGACTGGTTAGCGGTCTTGTAAACCTTCACCCGTGGTGGACTGATCAGGAAGTCAACAGCGTCACGCACATCATCATTCCAAAGCGAAGCAGTGATCTTGTCCCCTACTGCCACGGTTCCCTGCGATGGTACTGCCATGAGTGGTGCTCCTAGTTAGAGTGCGAACTTGCCGGCCAGGTAAACCTCAACCGCTGCACCAGCTGTGTGTGCACGAGCAATGCTCGGTGCCACACCACGGGTCACGGTCAAAGTTTGTGGGGACGTTGCGGATGCTGGTGCCGAGGCAACAGTGATGCGCTCACCATTAAGGTCAAGGTCCAATGGGTAAGACCCAGCAAGGACAGTCAACGGTAGGCCGGTTGATGTCACAGAGATTGACACATCGGAGTCAGCAATAGTTGAAGTCAATGTGAGCACACCATCACCAGCTGCAAAACGTCCATAGGTGGCATCATCAAACTTGGCCTCAGATGGCACATCAGCGGCATCAAGGTCAAAGGTGAACACGTAGCCCGCGGCGTTCAATGACTCAGACCAGCCCTGCACATAGGCGTCAAGGTAGGTGCGCCCAAACTGTGTGCTAATCAGATTGGTTAGGCGAACCCTGTCACCAATCTTCAATGTCAGTGTGTCCGCGTACTTGTCAGTGTTGGCATTAGCCAGGTCAAAGGACACCTGGCCAGCGGATAGGCGCTTGTTATTGGCCACGGCCACAATGTTTGACGCAATGGCTTCAAGATCAGTGAGGGCCAGGTTGGGTGCGTCAGCACTGGCGTAGGTGCCAATGGTTGCCGCTTGCTCCGCGTCAACGTAGGTAGCTGACTGCGAATAGGAACTAACCGTCGCGCCAGCAGTTTCATCAGTGATCGAGCGCGTCAACGTGACAGACCCATTCAGGTCAGCCTCAACATCCAACGACAACTTAACCGTTGATGACTTTAATTCTGAACCGATGCGGGCATACAGCCCAGACCCATTGTCGTACAGCACGCCACCATCACCGGAACTCAGCAAGGCCAAAGCGTCAAGGGCCTTCTTATCGGTCGTGTCAATGGCGTCAACAAGTTGTGGACTACCTGAACCCTCGTGTGTGATCGATACACCAGACCAGCGGGCCACGGCGTCAAGAGCCGTTGCAATTGTTTCACCATAGTAAGCGTCAACGCCAAGGGCGTGGAACAGCATCGCGGTGTAGGCCAACTCTTTGTCATAGATTGCAACGTGGCTTATCTCGCCATTGTAATAAGCCCAGCCAGGCAAGTAAGCCGCACCAACAACCAAGGTGCGACCTTTAGGAATTGTGGTAAACGTCGTACCACTATCTACCTGGTATCCGTCAATGTAAAGATTAGAACCACTAGGCGTGGAACTCATGCTGATTAAATGTTGCGCACCGAATAGGTCAACGGCGTAAGACAGGCGAATAGTTGCACCATCAACAACAACCAATTCACCAGTGCCATAGTTGTAATAGATTGAAAGGTCACCAAGTTTAAGCAAACCCAAATCATTAGAACCTGGCGTGGTATCAACAACCATTTTGGCTAACAATTCAATGCTGAACGTGGACAGATCAGATGGGTTAGCGTTTGTGGCGTAAAGGTATGGCGCACTGTTTGTGTCCATAGTCCAGGTGGGGCAGGTCAGTGGATCGTAGGGTGCACCAACGCCACTGCTCAAAGCCAGCGAGCCACCGACGGGGGCTTTCTGATAGCGCAAGGATGGCCCACCGACAGCTGAATAGAACGGCACATAGTACGAGTCACTAGGGTGATCAAGCGTGTAGTAAACAATGGGCGAGTCGTAGCGCATCTCGGTCTCAGGCAGACCCCACACCTGGCGCGTGGACAAGTGACCGAGCGCGTCAGTTGCATTGACATTGACTACGGACGCGGACGCACCATCAATCTCAGGGACCCACTGCGTGATGTAACCAGTAAACCGCGTGTACGTTGTCGCAGCCTCGGTGACCTTCCACCGCACGCGCTTACCCTCAACAACGTTCGGGTAGTACGTGCTCAACGGGTTATCTGGTGTGAACGTGCCAGTCGGGTTGTCGAGCGTGAACGACAACGACCCAGCGCTGATCGTGTCCAGTTGTGTGGAGCGACCAACTTTGCGAGTGATCGCACCAGCACCAACATTGACCAGGCTTGTGACATCGGTCCACACACCATCAGTGAATTCAATCTCGATGGTCGTGGAGTCAGGCAGTCCCGTTGCCATTACGCCACGTTCCAGGCCGCGGGCACAGCCCCACGCTGAGCACCCTCACGCATGATCTTCCTGATCTCGCGTGCAATGTCATCCTTCGAGCTGATGGATTGACCAGTGTTCACAATGATTGTGGTGCCACCACCGAAGCCACGGGCACCAGCACCGCTCAGTGGCACGACAGCCTCGGGGCCAGCCTCACCAATGAGGGCCAGTGTTGGGCGCGTGACAATGCCACCCATCGCCAATGCTGGGATGTTTGGAATCAATGGGATGTTAGGCAGTGGCCCGTTGTTGTCGTTAAAGAACTGAATGGGCTTGTTGAACAAACCAATCAAAGTATTGAGACCATCACGCAGGAACCCAATAACCGATGTCAGGCCAGTCTTCAAGCCATCCCACAGGTTCGAGCCAATGCCAGTGATCTTTGTTTTCAGGTCAGTGATGAAACCCCACACGGTGCCCAGGGCGTTACTGATCGTGGTCTTAATCCCGTTGAATGTGCCCACAACTTTGGTCTTGAAGAAGTTGAACCCAGCGGACCACACAGTCTTGATGACCCTGATCGCACCACTAATGATTGCCTTGTAAATACCGAGGTAGAAAGTGAACACTGTTTTCAGGGCATTGAATACAAACAGCACAGCGGTCTTGATCGCGTTGAACGCGGTCACCACAACAGCCTTGATAATGCGGAAAGCAACAGTGAACACAGTCTTGTAGATGTTGAAGTAAACAGTGAACACAGTCTTAAGCACGTTAAACGCGGTCGTGATAAATGGCTTAAGGAAGTTAACCACGTTCATCACAACAGTCTTAATGGCGCGGAACGCACCATCGACAACACTGCGAAACTTCTCACTGCGCTTGTAGGCAATGACAAAAGCAGCGACCAAACCAATGACCGCCAAAATAATCAACCCAAGAGGGTTAGCACTCATCACAACATTTAACGCCGCCTGGACCGCAGCCCAAGCCTTAGTCACAGCTGCGACAATGCGCACATAGATTGCATAAATCTTCAACGCAGCAACAATGGCCAGCACACCACCAGCGATAGGAATCAACCAGCCCTGGTACTTCACCAGCCACCCACCAAAAGTGGCGACCGCTGGAACAACCTTGTCACCAATGAACTTACCCAAGTCCTCAAAAGCCTTACCCAAAGGAATGAGCTTGTCTTTGTTCTTCTCGATGAGGGCGATAACCCTGCCAATGGCGGGCACGATGCGCTCGGTGAACCACGTCACCATTTTCTGAATGATGGGTAACAGGTTCTTGCCAATGGCAATCTGCAATCCTTTAACCGCTGCGGCCATTTTGCGCTTGTTGATCGTGGACTGTTTCACAGCCTCCAGGTCCTTACCCGAAAGCGTGGTGCCAAGTTTGTCTGACTCCGCGGCCATAGCCTTCAACCCAGCCGAACCTTTGTTCAGCATAGGAATCATTGTTGCGCCACCCTTGCCAAACAACTTCATGGCAAGAGCAGTTTTCTCAGGACCGTTTGCCATTTTCTGAAACTTGTCCGCAATGCCTGGCAGGATTTTGTCCATCGGCTTAAGTTTGCCGTTAGCGTCACGATAAGAAACGCCCATGCCCTTAACGGCCTTGTCGTTAGCGACAAGTTTCTTAGACAAAATACCAATGTTTTTTGCAGAGGTTTCCGAATCAATACCTGACATGGCGAAAGCGTGACCGAGGCGAGAGGCTTCCTCAGCTGTGCCACCCATGTACCGTTGCAGTTTCAGTGTTTCTTTACCAGTGGTCTCAAACGCCTTGACTGAATCACCAGCGAACTTTGTTACGGCGCCGACCGACAAAGCGGCACCGAGCGCAGCGCCCATCGCGCCAGCCTTCTTACCAAGGCCACCCATTGAGCCACCGATTTTGCCCAGCGTCCCAGAAGCCTTATCGACCGCCAAGATTTTCAGCATCAGGTTGGAGGTTGCCACTGATCATCCTTCCTGACTTTTGCGCCACGAATCGGCGAACGACTTGTATGCCTCAAACTGGCCAACGGTTAAACGGTCCACATCCCAAGGATGCAAACCAAACAAGTGGCCTAACAATGGTTCGTACTGTGCCCTCAGTCGGTCGTATCCGATGAGGGCACCGTGGGGTTTACTTCGTCCACTTCGTCCTCATCGATCTCAACCGAACCAATCTCAAAGTCAACCTCACTGAAACGCAGCTCAGGGTTCGTGCGCTTTTGCACAATCCACACCAAAGCCGCCAAGGCCTCCATTGAGCCGGCTTGCAGGCGTTCACTCCATTCCTGGAATGTGCACCCGCAAACCTTCTCAATGGAGCGAGCCTCAGAGAGCATCAACTTTTCAGAATCGAACTCATACTTCACACCAGCGATGGTGATGTTCATTTGGTCCCAGCCTTCTAGTTACAGTGCAGCGTCAGTGTTGACGGTGCGGATTTGGAACGGCGCATTCGTGCCGTCATACAGGGCAGTAAAAGTGACCTTTTGTGCAAGCACATCTGGGCCTTCAGCGTTGACTTCAGCCTTCGTGATCTTCGCCGCGGGGATAATGACCTCAAGCGTAGGATTGTTGCTACCAGTCAGCGATGTGGCAGTTGCGTAGGTCAACTTGATTGCCGTGGTTGTGTTGGCAACGTAAAGGTCATACAGCGTGGCCTGGCTAATGAAGTCAACTTCAAGCTCGACTTCATAGGTGCGCAAACCGTTGACCAGTTGCTCGGCCTTAATGCCCGAGGCGTTGGCGTAGTAGCGGTCAGTGGCCAATGGGTTCTCACCCTTGATCGTGGCTGACGTCACACCAGTAAGCGCGGTTGAACCACTGATGCTGACAACACTGCCGGTCGTAGATGCGGTGCCACCAATGGCGACAGTCAGTTGTGCACCAGTGAACTGCTCCTGCGTCGTGGAATACGACGCAGTGGCAAGGGCAGTGGCAGTGGTTTGTGTCCAGCCATCAATATCAAACTTGACGGTAACTGGATCGATGACGTTGCCACCGAACTCAAAGCCACTAATCTTCACACCATTCCACGTGAACGGCTTCACGGTGCCATCAGTTTGTGGCCGGCCAACCTGCAGGGTCAACGATGAGCCAGCAGACTTCTGATCGCCTGGCTGGAACACTGACTGGTACACACCAGTGGTCAACGTGCTCGGAGTGGTCGTTGAACCAAGAGCTGCACGCCACAACGTGCCCAAAGACTTGTCAGTCAACTCAACCTCAAAGTCACCAGACACAGACTTCGTGGTCAGCACGTGGCGCGACAGCAAAGCCACACCATTAGTGGAGCCATACAGGCCTTCACCTTGTGCGCGGTTCACCTCAAACTGTACGCCCTCACTGATGTGGGGCTGGAACTTGCTAACGGTGACAGCGGTACCGGCAGTGGTTTCAACTGCCCAGCCAAGCTGCGACACCAAACCTGATGCGAAACCCATGATTTATTCCTCTTCTTTCTTGATGTCGGTTAGTACCTCAAACGTGTCTTCAGGCCACGCGCGTTCAGCGAACAACTTGTCATCCACCTCAAACGCTTCATCAACCTCGATGAGGCGCTGAATCAGTGGGATGAACCGTGGCTCATTAGCGATTAAACGCACGCGTGCCATGCACACTCCTTGATACTGTTTGGCCACTGGGCAGCGGCACACTCAATTGCGGTCCTTACACACGGAACGTGGCATCAACGTCAAACGTCATCATCACCTGAATACCCAGGTCTGTTGCCGTTTGCGTCATGCGCACATTCGTCATAATGATTTGGTCAATGTTGCTCAAGCCATCCCACGTGGCCTTGGTCATAAGTACGTCTGAGACGGCGTCAAAAGCGATCTCAGCCTGTCCGCGCGTAGTGCTGAATACCTGACTGCCAGACCACGCTACGACCGCACAGGGCACGCTCACGGTCTCTGAACGGTGCCCTGCACCAATGGGCAACGAAGCCCACTGCGCGTCCACTGTGGTTTCAGGAACCTCGTCCTCATCTGCAAACCCATAACCCCCCACAATGACGTACACAGGCGGGTCATACTGCGTGCTCGCTGGCCCGTCATACACAGGGATCGTGAGCCCACCAGGGGGGCACAATCCAGTACCAGCCTGCAAGCTACTAACAACGTAATCAATGAGGTCAAAGGCCCTTGTCCCAGCCATGTTAGTTCACCTGCTGGTAGCGGTTCAACATTTCACGCACACGGTTAGGCATTGAGAAACCCGAACCAGGTACGTAGTCATCGGTGCCTGATCGGCGGATAGACCCACGCTGTGTAGTCCAAAGGTGACGCACCAGCTCAAGGACCGCGTGCGCAAGATCGGCGGGGATGATGGTCCGACCAGCAACGTAGGTCACACTGATGTTGTTGAAGTTAGCGAAGTCCACGTCACCACCCCACGTGTAAACCGTGTACCCACTGGTGCGCGTCAGCACACCTGACTCATTGTCCACAGAATAAGACGTGGAGGGCAAGGCGCTCCCATTCTCAAGGCACGACGTGATCGAGATGATCGGTGCCTGCTTCAACAGCACAGTGGTGCGACCACCATTGTGTGTTTCCGCGGTAACAGTGCGGCGCGACAATGGCCCAACGACGCCCTCAATCAGACCAGTCGCGGCCAAGATGTAGGCACGCAACTCGTCGTCGTCAACAACGCTGGACTCCACAATGTTCAGGTGCGACTTGACCTGGGACAAAGGCAGGGGCGGTGAGATTGTCAAGTCATCTACGTTGAACGATTCCTCAAGGGTGCCGGCGTTTGTTCCAGTGGCCACCCAATACACACCGTAGTGACCAACACTGGACGGCGTGTAATCAAAGTGATACAGGCCCGCGCCACTGTTAGTGATGCTAGGCGTTGCCGTTGTCCCATCAGGCAGGATGACAGTGGCAACGACAGCGGTAGCGTTTTGCAATGTGCCCGCGCTGTTGTAAATGCTCAACGTCAAACGGATGTATCCGCTCACACCAGAAGCCCCTGCGTAAACCGGCATCGTCAGCTCCTCGTTGTCAAAGTAGGTTTAGTGCTCGAACCGTAAAGACCAGCCACCTTCGCGGCGTTGCCATAAAGGCTGCCTGGTGTGGTGATCAACAATGTTGCGGTCGCGGTCGCAGTCACACTCGCAGTGGCAGCAATGGTTTGGATTGCGATAAGTGAAGCCGTCGCACTCGCAGTCGCACTCGCACTCGCGGCCAAAGCCTGCGACTTGTTGAAAGTCGTTGTGCCAGTCGCGGTGATAGTGCCCGCGCCATCAACAGTGACAATTGGGCGGATACTGGCGTCAGCGGTACCAGTAGCGGTGATAGTGGCGCTCGCAGACATTGCCTGCGTGCTGGCCATTGATGCAGTACCAGAAGCAGTGACCGTGGCAGAGGCATCAACGGTGACCACAGATGTAACATCGGCGGCAGCCGTGCCAGTGGCGGTACCGCTTCCGCTCGCAGACATTGCCTGCGTGCTCGACATTGCAGCCGTGCCACTAGCCGTGGCTGACGCACTTGCAGCTAGTGTGCGTTGATTAGATGCAGCAGCCGTACCCGTGGCAGTACCCGTGGCAGTGCCCTGCAACGTCCTAGCATTAGACATTGCAGCGGTGCCGGTAGCAGTACCGGTACCAGTTGCAGCAGCAGTTACAACAGTGGCCCGAGTTGGGTAAGCGGAATTGTCAAATTTGATGTTGTCTACTGCGGCCCCAACAGTGTCACCGTTATTGGCGCCACCGTAAAGAATGTCAAACGTGCCGTACCCAGCGGTAAAAGTTAGAGTTGTGTCCGCAGTCGTGCCATTTATGTTTGTGCCCTTAAACAGTTTTGTTTCAGTGATACCGGCAGCGGTTGCTTTGACTTGAACCCTGAACCACTCATTGTCAGGACACGCGCCACTAGAAGATGCCGTTCTAACAAGGGTCTCATTTACCGTGTCATAAGTTCTTATTTCAAGTGTTCCATCGTTTTTTATTAAAACCCAAGAATACTCAAAATCAATGTTGTCACCAGTAATAAGAAGCAGAATGTCGTCGGCCGGTGAACTTCGCGTGTAAACGTAACTATCAAAATAGTAAGTGTTGCCGGTAAGTGAATTGTTTGATGAGTCAGTAATTTCGTACAGGTTAAAACTATTGTTCGGGATACGATAACAACCAGCACCCTCATAAGGCGTTGGGCTTGAAGTAATCCTGGAACTACTTGCTTGGGAAATGTTTTTAAGTTTGTACGAACTGCCAGACTCAGCCGTCCAATAAGAACCATCGGCAACGCTGGTGTCATTGAGCAACCACTGTGCAGAAGCCATTGTTAAACTCCTAAGCGGTTAGCGTGTCAGCGATCTCGGTCAATACCTCTGGCGCGGTCAGCGTTGTGTCCGCATACGTCACAGCGGCCTCGTTGAGGATTGTGGCGTAATCCAAACCCCACGCCGCACGAGTGCGAGTCTTTATGGTCGCCAGATCAACAGGCACAAACGCGGGCGGTGGCTCAATGTGAGCAACAGCCAACTCAAGCGCGGCAAGACGAATGACACGCAGATCGCTCACACCAGCATCAGCCAAAGCCTGCTGTAATAACGCAAGAACCTGGGCCTCATCCACGACTAGGCCGCAATTGGTGTGAAGGCCAACGTCAACGAGCTCATCGACAACGTGTCACCATTAATCACAGACTTGGAAGCAGTCAACGCAACAGACCACATAAAGTTGCCAGCCGTTGACGCATCCCAAAAACTGATGTGACTAATCGTCTCAGTCGCAGTCATCGACCACGTTGAAGCCATAGACGTCATCGCCATAGACCCAGCCGAAGCCGCACTGAACGTGGGTGAGACGCGTGTGGTCACAGCTGAAGCATTAGCGGTACCAGCAGACCCAGGGTCGCCAGTGTGCAAAGCCACATACAACACACCAGCAGTGAACGTGGTGCCCGTGCGGCCAATCGTGTTAAGCAACTTATTAGCCGTGTTCGCGGCAGAAAGACCAACGGTCATTTCGTTTCCTCATTCTCGGTAGTGGGTTCAGCGTGTGTAACTTCCATCGTTGCCGTAGCAACCAACTGCGATAAAACAGTGAACTCATTGGGGTCAGACATCCTCAGTCCCTTCATCAGCCTTCACAGCCGCGCGTTGTTGGCGGTGCAGGTCAGCGGTCAACAGGTGCGATTTGTGGTGCCCAACCTCGACACCAGTGTGAACAAACGTCTTGAACCCTGACTCCAGTGCACGCAGACAAAAGGTGATGTCCTCGCCAACTGGCCGGCCACCCATCTCAGTTTCCTGAAACCAGGTGAAGGTCTTGTTGTAGGCGCGGGTCCTGATCGCCTCAAGTGCGCTGCGGTGAATCAGCAGGAACGCCGCACCAGTAGCGGCCACAGGGATCACAGTGTTCGGCTCAAAGTCATGCATCCGGACCGTGGTAATCCCACCCTCAAACTCGGCGAGCTGGTAGATCGTGGGAAACAACTCACCATTGCTGGCACCAAAGCACAGCCCACCAACGATCGGGGCATTAACAGGGTCAGCGACCGCAAGCAATTGCTCAAGGGCCTCAGGCTCCCACGCCATGTCGGAGTCAATCCACCACAACCAGTCCGCGGTGTAATCATCGAGAAAGCGCTGGGTCACAGTGTTACGCGAGGCGGACACGTTGGCCGATGACCAGTCCTGCTCAATCCCCACAATGCGCCGATGCAATCCCTGATCAGACATCAGGGACATAATCAACGAGTGCGTGAAGAACGCTGAGACTTGACCTGGGTGAATG